AGATAAGGTGCATTGTTTTCATTTAGGAAAGGTAAGTCAGGCAGAAGCCGAAACAACGGCTATCTCTACCAACGAACTTAATTTTGAAAAAGACCCCTTGAAATTAGCGTCAGTGATATCGGACATTATGAAAGTGTATACGATTGAAGAAATGACGGAAGTACTCCCTTACTCAAAAGAAGAAATCAATAACTATAAAAACTTACTTACCTTTGAATGGAACTTTGGAGAAGAAGAAGGAGAAATAGAAGGAGGAGATACATTTTCAGATGTAGATTTTACCCGACAAATTAAAGTTGCGGTCACAGAGGAAACATTTAAGAGGTGGAATGAGTTAAAGAAAAAGATGAGAACTACTTTGGGATACGATAATGAAAGTAAGGTAATAGAATTTGCTGTAATTGAGGCGTTGAATATTCCTGACGAAAGCATACAGTAATGGCAAGAGGAAGAAAAAGGGTACCTACAAAAATTAAAGAATTGAGAGGAACAGTTCAACCTTGTCGTGCAGTAGAAAATGAAATGCAAGTATCAGTAGTTGCATCTTTACCCGAACCTCCTCTCTGGCTATCAGAAATAGGGAAAGAGGAGTGGCTCAAAGTAACCGCCGAACTCTTTAACAAGAATATGCTTCATCAGATTGACTTAAGATTATTGGAAGCGTATTGTAATGCCCTTTCTTTACATATTGAAACGGAGATAATGCTAAGGGAGAAAGGAAGAATACAGGTATTCAAAAACGAAGACGGAACAATAAAACACGCACAGGCAGTACCGTATCAAAAAATTGCCAATGATGCATTAGATAAGGCATTAAAAATAGCCACTCAATTTGGCTTTACTCCAAGTGCAAGAGCCTCAATATCTCAACCGAACCTTATTCAACAAAATCAATATAACTATTTTGATTGAATACTATTTTGATAAAAAGGAAGCCGACAGGGCAGTAAATTTCATAGAAACATTTGTACGCCATGTTAAAGGCGAACTGACGGGACAGAAAATTAAATTAGAGGAGTGGCAAAAGAAGGAGGTTGTAGAACCTATCTTTGGGTGGAAAGAAAAAGAAACTGGATATAGAAAATACAGAACAGCGTATATTGAGATTCCTCGTAAGAACGGCAAGTCAAGTTTGGGAGCAGCCATTGCGTTGTATATGTTGTTTGCGGATAACGAACGAGGGGCAGAAATTTATTCATGTGCAGGAGACAGGGCACAGGCAGCCATTATTTTTGGGATAGCGAAAAAGATGATAGAGTTTGACCCTGAATTATCAAAACGAAGCGAACTGTTTAGGAGTTCCATAGTAAACGCAAGTAAAGGAAACACTTACAAAGTTCTTTCTTCAGAAAGCCGACTTCAACACGGACACAATGCCCACGCAATTTTCTTTGATGAATTACACACTCAACCTAACAGAGAATTATGGGACGCAATGATTACTTCAACGGGAGCAAGGACACAGCCTTTAATTATGGCTATAACAACCGCAGGTTCTTCAAAATTAGATGGAAATATTTGTTGGGAGAATCACGATTATGCAATCAAAGTAAAAGAAGGAACTATTGAAGACCCTACTTTTCTTTCGGTTGTCTATTGTGCTGATGAGGATGATGATATTACAGATGAAAAAACTTGGAGAAAAGCAAACCCCAACTTTGATATAAGCATAAGAAGGGACTATATTGAAAGAGAAGCAAAGAAGGCAAATGAAATGGCGTCTTACGAAAACACTTTCAAGCGTCTTCACTTAAACATTTGGACATCAACAGAAACGAAATGGATAAGTGATGCAGCGTGGATGGGAAATGATGGCAAACTTGATATGGAGTTTCTAAAAGGAAAGGAGTGTTGGGGTGGATTAGATTTAGCCTCAACAAGGGATTTGTCGAGTTTAGTTTTATTGTTTCCAATGGAAGATGATACCTTTCATGTTCTTCCTTTCTTTTGGATACCTGACCAAACAGTATACAATAGAACAATGAAGGATAATGTGGACTACTTAAAATGGAAAAAGGAAGGACTTTTATTGACTACCCCTGGAGATGTTCAGGACTATGCATTCATAAGAAAAAAAATAAATGACCTTGCCGACATATACAACATCAAATCAATAGCATTTGATAGATGGAATAGTAGCCAACTGGTAAACAATTTAGTGGAAGATGGAGCAGCAATGGCTCCTTTTGGGCAGGGATATGCAAGTATGAGTGCTCCCACAAAGGAGTTAGAAAAAATGATATTAAGAAAACAAATTATACACGGAGGTAATCCTGTTTTGAGATGGCAACTTTCAAATGTGCAACTTCAGGAAGACCCCGCAGGAAACATAAAAATTAACAAAGCAAAGTCCTCTGAAAAAGTAGATGGAATGGTAGCGTTGGTAATGTCGTTGGGAGATTGGATGACAGATACCGATACAGGGACTTCTGTTTATGACGAAAGAGGAATTTTAACGATATGAAATACACATTAGAAATACTATCCTTATTAAGTCCAAGCGGATATGATAGAAAGTTCCATGAGAATTGCAGGATAACGAACACTTATCAGGACGCATATGACTTAACGGAAACCGAATACGAAAGCCATTTTGGAAAAAAGCGTTATTCAAACTACGAGAGTTATCGTATTACGAAGAATAAAAGGATGAAAAAGCGTAAAATGAATAACGGAATTTAAGGGCGTTTTAACATATTTGTACTTAAAAGGAAAGATAATGCCTTAAAACGAAGGAAAATAAGTAAAAAAGAAACAATGCTACACTTTATTATGTAAAAATATTCGTATCATTGTCGTTCGCAAAATTATACTTCATTGGCAATAAGAGATTTTTTTAACCGCATACTTGGAATAGAAAAAAGAGCTTCCTTTATTGACGCTGCCCGTATAGCACAGATAGCAGGTTCTGGTGTCGTTGTGAATAAGGAAACCGCAATGTCTTTCAGTGCAGTATGGAACGCAGTTAGAATTTTAAGCGAAAGTGTTGCCCAACTCCCACTTCATATTTATCAAAGGAACGCAAATGGAGACAGGGATGTACTTTTCAATCACAAACTCTATAATATAGTTCATACAAAACCTAATAACTATCAAACAAAATACTTGTTTATGCAAAAAGTTATGTATGAAATTTGTATTTATGGGAACTCGTATGTGTATATTGAAAGAACAAATGGTGGTGTACCTACAGCATTGTACTGCATGGAGGCATCACAGATAGATGTAATACAAAAAGATGGGGCAATTTTCTATGTCAATCATAAAGATGGGCACACTTATAGTTCTGAAGAAGTGTTGCATTTTAGAGGATTGTCCACGGATGGAATAAAGGGAATGAGCCCTATTGAACAATGCGCAAATAGTATAGGATGGGGTATTGCAGTTGAAGCCTTTGGAAATTCTTTTTTCAGGAACGGAGCAAAACTTTCAGGCATACTACAAACGGATAGGACAATGACGGAGGAAGCCATAGGAAGGTTGAGAAATTCTTTCAATCAAAACTATTCAAGCATTCAGGACAGTTTACAAACTATGGTATTGGAAGAAGGACTGAAATTTAATCCTGTTTCAATTTCAAATGAACAAGCCCAATTTTTAGCCAGTAGAACATTTGCGGTGGAAGAAGTGGCGAGGGTGTTTAATATTCCTCCACACATGCTAAAAGATTTAAGCAAGTCAAGTTTTAACAATATTGAAATGCAATCGCAGGAGTTTGTGACTTATACTTTAATGCCTTACCTTGCAAATATTGAAGCGGAGATGGACGCTAAGTTATTTAAGGAGTCAGAGAAAGGAAAAGTATATGTTGAGTTCAATGTAAATGGCTTACTACGAGGGTCGGTAAAAGATAGAGCGGAGTATTACCGAACTATGCTGAATATTGGAGCTATGACAATCAATGAAATAAGACAAAAAGAAAATATGAATAGAGTAGAAGATGGAGATGAGTTGTGGATGCAACTTAATATGACTACCGTTGAGAAAATTGTCAATCAAACGGAGGCTCCTACTCCACCAATAAAGAAATAAAATGGACACAACCGAAACCAATAAAACTGAAATGTACTCCAAGACCGTAAATGTCGTAATGGGAGCGCCTTGTTCAGGGAAGACAACTTATGTATTTGAAAGAGCAACCCCTAATGATTTGATTTGGGACTTTGATGCAATACATCACGCTATTTCTAAAACAGAAAGACATAATCATATTGAAGCAAACAGAAAGGTAGTTTGGCAATTAAGAGAGAAATTCTACGAGGTAGTAAAAGAACAGAAAGAGGGAACGGTTTGGATTATCAATACTTCTCCAAAAGCAGAAGTAAGGGAAATGTTTGTAAAAGAATTTGGGGCTAAAATAATAATCCTCAATACCACACAAGAAGAGTGTTTGCGAATAGCAGAAAAAGAAAGACCCGAAGGATACAAAGAGTACATTGAAAATTACTTTAGAGATTTGGGAGAATTAGAAGAAACAGAAAATATTAAAATCATAGATACTCGTAGTTTAGAAAAGAGAGGTTTATGGGATAAGAACACAACTATGGAAAAAGGAATGGAGAAGCGATATTTCAATGTTACATTGGAAACACGCGACAATACAGAGGATAAAAAAGTGGTAGTAGGACACGCTGCATTTTACAATAACCTATCAGAAGATTTAGGAGGGTTTAGGGAAATGATAAAACCTGGAGCCTTTGATTCAGTATTAGATAATGATGTAAGGGCATTTTTCAATCATGACCCCAATCATTTACTTGCAAGAACTACAAGCGGTACTTTGAGATTGGGAGTTGATGAGAAAGGATTAAGATATGAATTTGATGTACCTGATACTACAAGCGGAAGGGACTTATTGGTAA